CGGATAGCTGTAAGAGCCGGAAGTGTCGTCTGATCTGCGAAGGCTATCTGGCCTAAGCTAACTCTATCGTTCGCCTGGTTTACGATGACTAATTCGGCTTCTGTCAGACTCATAGCGCACCCCGTTTAATCTTTATAATAGGTCTTGGCAGCTTTTGCCGTGCGCCTCTATCCATATTGTCCCGCCAGCAGTGGAATCTATTGTAATGGAAAGGTTGGCAGTGCATTTTATGCCCATTCCTCGCGGGGCTTTCCAACTCCAATATCCGGTATTCGCATCAAGAGGTATCGGGCCAAAGTGGACAGTTGTTACCCCTGTTCCAGTATCACCGCCCGAACCGATAGAAACGTCCATCGCGGCATCGGCTCGAATGTTAAGTTTTGTTATGTAATGCGAAAATCCTGATTCAGCCGCCAGTATTGCTTCGGCGCCGCTTACATCTTCTGATTGTAGCGAAAGATGAAAGTCCTTGCCCGCGGTTGGGATTGTTTTCATATTGTAGGTGTTTGCAACAATAGCCATAATTTGGCTCCTTTAATCAATAAGTTTTCCGTTCTCATCCCGTTGCCAGAGATTCAACTTTACTTTGCCGAACGGGATGGACGTTTGAATCTTAGTAGCGCCAAGCGGTTCGCCAGAGCGGGAACAATATCCCGCCCTGGCTGCACGCTTATTCGATTCATCAATCAAATCACTTCGACTGACATTTACAGGAACAAGTTCATTCGTAAATCCTGACATTTGTTAGATGTCCATTTCAAGACGAATGACCGTTGAACCGTTGGCGGAATCATTGTTGTCAAGTATGACACCGGCTCTTTGGTCGGTTACGTTTGTTCCGATTGAAGAATGAATGTCAAGAGAACCATCTTCACGCCAGTAAACAGACCGATACAAAGACGTTCTCCCCACGGCGTTTTGGTTAGCCACCCAACACGCACCCCATGTCTGCACCCAGAAATAATAACCGGTTACATCAATGTAGGTTGCCGCAATTCCTGCAAACGATTTTCCATTGGATGACGCATCGTAACTGACATCGGTGTAAGGCGACGGCATGACAAACGCATAATGCGAGGTTGTCAATGCTATCTCAATCGGGGCGTCAAGATAAATCGTGCAGATTCCACTCGTTGCGGCGGCGAACGAATTGCCTACCACAGTACGCATCATAAGATGTGCGTCTGTATAGGTCTCAGTAGGCTTCATCAATATCTGGCCGCCAGCAAGCGCATTTTCAGCGATTGGAGAAGAACCCGTATTTGTCATTTTGACAAAATTAGAATAGAGAGGAGCATCGGCGGCAAGAACGGCGTAATCAATACCGCCCGCCCCGGTTGCATCATCTATGGCTCTGCTAAATACATTCCCCCGGCCTGTGTAACATCGTCCGCTTGACAATGAATGATGGAAAACTTTTCCATCATTTGTAATCAGCCTTCGGCCAAAGGCGTGATGCTGCGTTGTTCCAGCAAAATACTGACTCAGTTCTGAGGTCAAAGATTCGTCTGTTGGTCTTGCACCGAGTATCAGCGGAGTTGCTGGTAATAACCCTATTTCTGGTGCCATAATAATATCCCTTCAAAAAAAGTTTCTATTTTGTTTTTAATAAACAACCGCTTGAACCCTGTTTACCGAGCGGAGGGGGCCGTCAAGGTCTGCGTTACCAGGTTCAGGCACTCATGGACTTTCGCACCTTCCATGCGAACCGCACCCAAGTCGAACTCCGAATACACACCGGTACTGTACTTGTGTTCCGGCAGTATCGAAACCTGAGTATTGAACGCGCCGATTTTCGCAAGGATCATGCCATCCTGCGCCCACGCTACTGTACGATTACTCGTACCATCAACCGCATCCCTGTTCAGGAAGTTCCACCAGAAGAATTTGAAGCCCATATATGTTTCGAGCTTCCCTTCTTGAAGTGCTTTCACCGTGTTGTAGTCGGAGCTTGCAACTTCGGTCAAGTTGAGCATGTGCTTGATGTCATTCGGCGACACAGCCCAATACTTCATGATAGAAGGGTCAACCTCGGCTTCGTTGAAAAGGGTCATCATGGTCAGCATCTTTGCCATTGTCATCGGAACTTCAACATTATTGACCGCCGCCGTACCGAGAACCGTAACCGTTCCATCGCCGTTAATGCTGACAGACTCGTCTTTGAACAAAATCGCCGTTGTACCTTCCTTGCCCTCGTAAGCGGTTCCGATCATCTCCGCATAGATGATTTTGTCTTTCTTACGACTAAATGACATGGACTGCGCCTGCACAACAGGGTTTTGTGGGTCAACCGTCATTCGGCGAACGTCTTTCTTGTCGATCATCGTTCCTTTTTCCCACTTCTTAGGAACGGTTTTGCGCCGATTGGCCTCGTACTCACCCCAGGGAGTATTGCCATGACGGTCGGTATCCGGTGTGGGATCGGGCATTGCGTCAAAGAGGTTAAAATACGCTTCCTCGGCATTGTTGACGGATTCATTTCTGACCTTATCGCCAAAGCGGGAATCTTTTTGCTGAGAGAGCATCTGAATAGTGGAGGCAAATTGTTTGCCGTTCAGATTACTTCCTGTGTATTCTGGCATCGTAAATCTCCTTAATTATAAAACAACCAAACCAAATCACATAAACTAACGTATTCGGCTCGGCTGCCTCCAACAAGGAGACCTTGCCTGCATTTAACGCTTGCTGAGCGGCGTTCTTTCGCGCTGTCATCGAGACCCATTAAAGCGGGCTACCTCGAAATTTGAATGTTTATTTGGTTTCTACTTTTCTGCTGGCCTTATCATATAGGGCGGTAATCTCGTCTGTCAACCTTTTATATCCCTCGGGATTATTATTTTTCATGTCCCCGTTCATATAGCCCGGCGTCGCCTGGAGTTCTTTTGCCTTCGATTCCATCATGGCCGGCGTCAATGCCAGGCCGCCTTCTGATGGAGGTATGCCGTCATGGGACTCACGATACTTTCGTTGAATATCCGCCAGGAAACCGAACAGGTAGGGCCGAAGGTTGTTGTCGTTAATTGCTTCCACCAACTTTGCCCGTTTTTCTTCATCGGGACATTCATCGGCAATCAGCTTGTTTGCAAGATGCTTTTGATCTTCCAATGCTTCGCCGGATTCCTCAAGGATGATTTTTTCGGCCTCCTCGTATTCTTCCTTTTCAGCCGCCTCTATTGCTTTGATACCATCAGCAACACGCGCCTGTTCGAACGCCCAAAGCACATCGACCTGCTGTTGGTTCAGGTTCAGCGCAGGACTATGGAATAGTTCGCGGGCGCTTGCAATCAAATTTTCATCGAAATACTCTTTGGTTTCTTCCGGTATCGGCATAACGTAGTCAGCCGAGTTTGCCGGCACTCCGACAGCCTTGCGAAAGGCATCTTTCTCTACCTGCGAAGATGTTTCGGTAGGAACCACCACTTTGTCTTTGCCTGTCATTTTGTTAAGATTGACGTGCTGTTTGACAAGCTCTACAAAATCATTGCCGTAAGTGTCCAGGCAAAGTTCATGCTGGAGTTCTTCCGGTAACGCTTTTTTCCAACCCTCCTGTAATTTACCATCCTGCCCGATGACTTCATGGAAATTGATTGTTGTGGTACCGGGTTCTGCTACTGGCGCCGCCGCGGGCGATGCTGGCTCTGCTACGGGCGCCGCTGCCGGTTCTGCTACTGGTGTTCCTTCTCCTGGTTCTGGCATTTTATGACTCCTTTTTATCTTCGGTTACAACTTCTGTTTGTCGCGGCTCTCCTTTGTCCGCCAACAATCTTCGAATCTCCAAAATCACACCTCTTGCGCCTTCACTGTAACATGACACTCTTTCGCTGTTCGGCTCGAATGTTTTGACTTTTTCCATACAGAATTCTGACAAGAAGTTCAAAACATTCACACCTGCATCGTGTTTTGTGAACGTCGTTTTGAAATCGGCAATCAGTTCTTGTCTTTCATCTTCGGTCATTGTCCTATCCCTTCTAAAATCTTATATGGGAAATGCCCTTTCCTGCAAGTACGACAGAAAAATAATAATAACTTTCTACCGCTTTTAGAACAATAATTCGGAAATCGCCACTTGAATTTCATTTTAGCCATCTATCCTACCTCCGCCATCAACGCCTCAGCCGGGCTACCTTCACCCGGACTACCGGACGCATCTTTATATGATTTTGATGCAACCGCAGCCAACTCCGCCGCCTTTTGCTGCTGTAAATCCTGCTCCCTTTTCGCTCGCTTCGCGTCTCTTTCTTCGACAGACGCCATATCCTCAATATGAACGCCAAAGGTTCTGCCTATACGCGGGATAGCATCATCGAAGTCGATATTGTCGGGGATGTTCTGATCGGGAAATTGAACGTGAGCCTGACCAACAAAGTTAAGCCATTCCTGAAATCCTCTGGCTTGTTCGCTTTTCAGGGCAAGGGCCAGAGGCCCGACATATTCCATACCGAACCCGACCCCTGAAAGTTCAGGAGGCGGCGGATCCACGGCACGATTGCGAATCAATTCCAACACAGACCTTTTAAGCGTCTTTGTTAGCTGTTCATTCCATATTCTGCCGACAGGCGGGCCTAATTTCTTTAATGTTCCCCGGATGCGCTCCTGTATCTCAAGCGTTGTTCGCCTGTCCCCTTTCAAGTCGGCAAGAGGGTCGAAAGCCTGTTTGAAAAATGCTCTGTCGATAATTGCCGTTTGACGGTCAAGCGACGCCTCACTTATCGGAAAGCTGCCGTTCATTGCGGAATCGAGCGCCTTGATATTGTCCATCGCAGCCACCCAGTTCAATGCGCCCGCCGCATTTCTGACTTTCCCTTCAACTCCGTCAATCAGAGCTTGTCGCGGAGGATTTGTCCATTTGTTCCCACATTCCTTGAAATCCTTTGTCATTTCGAACAGGACATTTATCTGCGGCAACATTTCAGTTCCGATACCGCGACCGTCCTTTTCGAATTCCGGCCTCATCCAGCGACCGACAGCATAAGGATTTTCAGGGAACCCGCCTTCTTCAACCGTGTGTTCGTCTTTGATCTGTATAATGTGGGCGGCAATAGGCATGTTCAAATTGAACTGTTTGGACAGACGCGAATTGATACTATCGCGGGGCATCACGCGGTACAGGAACCAAAATTCATCGTGCATCGTTTCAGGCTTCAATACTGCCTTGACAACTTTCGGCCCCGCCTTATCACCATACAAGTCGTAAGCCTGTGCAGCGGTCAGTTTGAATTTATGAATCGAACCGATAACATTTTCCGAATCGTCCTCGATAATTACATAGGAACCGATGTTTGAAACTTTGTAGTTCAGCCCGCCTTTTGATTTCTTCCATTCCGTGAATATACAGCCGGGGCCAAAAGTAATCATCGAAATCAAAACCTTCGCCATCTTTATCATAAAATTAGACTCGAAAATCTTCTCATGTGAGGCTTCGGTCAGGTAAGATAAATATCGCTGAACTATATCGTTTTGTGAATCTCTCTGTGAAACTTTAATCTCAAAGAATGTCTGGCCGGAAGGAATAAGGACTTGCAGGAAACCCGATACCATGTCGAGCATATCGAGCATCGGCGTAGTGTCCTGAATTTCTTTTGTCCTGTCCGTGCCGATTGTGTACTCGCTGTCGATTTGAACATAAGGCCACATCTTGTCGCCTGTGCGCTGCCATAAATCGCGGGAATTGGCTTGCATTCCTTTTAGCCGCCCGTATTCGGCGATGTACTCTTTTGCTTTTACATCAGGCATGATTTATATTCTGCGCAGGTATTATTTCATTTGTCAAGACTATTTTTCGATTGTTATATGAATTTCTGTTTTTCTGAGTTCGTCCATCTCTTGAGGAGTTAGCCATTTAGGAGAGTGGAATATGGCAATTAAGCTGTTATGAACTAAACCCTTTAATGCTTTATCAATACACTGCTTACAGGGTTCTATGCTCAACACAATCTCATCATCAATGAAATCAATCTCTAATTCGACTTTTTGCCCGCATACGCAATTTCCAAGAATTTCGATTTCTGCACTCATTTTCTCACCATTTTTCCCTTTTTTCTATCATACACATACGTTTTTGACGCTGATGAGCGGGGTTTCGGCTTCGCAACAGGCATTCCGTGTTCGTTTAACAGGGAATTTCCGCTACTATCGCATATCCCGCGACGATGACCGGCAACAATCGCTTGCTTGATTTTTTCTTCGTTTTTCCTCATTTGTCTTTCAGTGCTTGCTGTGATTTAACAATGACCTCAATCACCCTAATCAAGTAATCATCCGATATTGTTGATAATAACTTGGTAAGTGGTTTTACCATTTCTGGCCTTTTTTCAAGCTGCTCTATAGCAAATATGAATTCTTTTTTGTTTTCTTCCGTTGCTTCTAACGCCATATTAAGCGTTTCTATTAGATTTACTGCCATATCATTTCCCTTCACTCATTTATACAAACAGTCTGTCTCGTAAATCCTTTTTTCTTTACTGTCGGAGTTCTGCCCGCCGCTAACAAAAAGTAATTCAATGTATTGCGATAGTGGTCTCCCTGCCTGATATTCCCACAAGCTCTATACCGCATCACGGTAGCGCCAAGTCTGTCCTGCGTGGGATATTTTTCGCAGTTGCAGCACTGTTCGGCGAATTCTTTCATGGCCGAATCCCGTCTTGATAAACCAATCAGGCCGTTCGACAATACCCTGTGGGAACGGTCGAAGATTCCTGTTCGATACGTTTTTACGACACCCGTGTTATCGTTGAATGCTTGCTCCTGGACAGGGCTGTCAACGTACTGGCATAAGAAGATTGTGATGCCCTTGGACATACACTTCTTTTGGAATGCCCTTGCCTCATCCTCGTAAGGACGTATATCAACCACGCCCTGCTTAACGCCATACCTGAGACACATATCGTAAGCATCTTCAAATGACTTTATCTTCGCTACACGAACTACATCATATCTCTCTTTATCGAGCCTCGTACCGATGATGATATGTTTAACAAGCCCAACGTCCAGTCCCATTGCGCAAGGCCCGGTGTGCTTGGTAGGCATGATATGATTTCCGCAATTCGCCAAAACAACATTCTCACGAAGTTTATCCTCTGCGGAAGAAAAAGGCATACCGAGCCGCATACGATACACACCGCCCAGATTGCCATAAGGCGGGTCCTCAAATTCTTTGAGGATTTTAACAGGATCATGGAAGATGCTGGTTAGATGTCCTTTTTGATAACCTTCAAAATCTATCACAGATGGTTTTTGCGGTATCCACATGCCCGTCCCCGGCCCGGCCCATATCGGCAAAGGCTTACCACACTTTTTACATGCAATATAACCCCTGTGCTTTCCTTCGCGCTCACGCTCATCGGCATCGGGATATTCTTTGATGCAGCTTGGAAACTCCAACTCTGCGCACGTCCACGCGCTCAAGTCCCCGCCGACACACGAACATTTTCTGTGCCAATTCCGCATATCGGACTGTTTCCATATCAAGTCTATTCCCGAATCTTCACCGAGCGGATTTGCAATATAAACTTCTTCTTGAACTTCCGAAGCCGCCATGCGCCCTATCGCCAGGGCTATCGCCTCTGCGTCCATCAACTCTATTTCATCAAAATCAACTTTGTCCACGGAAATAGATGATAGCGGGGCGGAGGTTTTTCCATCGCCCGCCCCGTCTGGACTCAGCGTTGCACTTCTCAGGTAGAGGTAGGCATCGCCGATTTGTTTGAGCGAGGCAGAGTCGGAACCCTTCGCGCCGGTTTTAACATACTTGCCGATAGCCGCTCTGTTCTTGGAAATCAGCGGCCCGTACTTAGCCTTGCCGAATTCTTCGACCGTGGCCTTCGTAGGCAAAAGATGAAGGACGCCTTGACGATACCTGCCCGTTATCATGCCATGAAGATTATCGATGGCCTCGCCGATACTAAACCCGTCCTGCGGAGCTTTCATTGCGCACCGTTTCCTTGCTCTCCGTTTCTTGCTGGCGGGGCCGTGAATCCATTCGGCAAGATACTCGCGGCCTTTAAGTGAAAAGGGACCGGATTGAAGTTTCAGCTTGTGATACTCCGCCCAAAAGCAGGCGTTGCCCTCGGCGATCAGTTGGGCTTTTTCTTCCGGCGACTTTGATTCGAAGTACGCTTTGGATTCACCTGTTAGCGGAAGTTGTTCGGCTGTTTTCATTTTTTCTTCTTGCCTCGCAACCGTTTTATTTCATCCTCGGTCAGCCCCGATTTCCTTAGTCGATCCTCTATTTGTTTTGTGCGGGGGTTAGTTAAACTTTTTTTCTTTTTTCTTTCCTTAAACAGCCGACCGCCGAGAAAAACTTCTGCTATTCGCCTGCGTATGAATTTCTTTTTTGGCATAACTACTGTGCTCCTTTCTGTTTTTAGGTTTTCCACATCTTAGCACAGTTCAATCTCCTCCTGCAAGTTTTAATCTCTTTTTATAATTGTCGTTCCGTCTCTTTGTTTCATCAAAATACTCGTCGGTTGTTATTTCGTCGTTTAAGTACATCGCCGCCAAGGTTGCTTCGCTACAGCGTGTTATATATACTCTTTTCTCAATTTTTTCCATAAGCTACTCTTAATCTACAACTTTCGCACGTTTCCATTATTTGTCGCCTTTGGGGTGTTTCTCAATAAAAACCTCATAGAACGAGGGCCATAGTAGAGAGCCTATAAACCACAAACCGTACCCAATACCACCAACCAAGAAAGTTGCAAAAATTACATTCTCCACCGTTTCCATTACGTTGACTCCTTTTGCTTCTGAAATTGCAATTTCCTCATTTTCTTAGCGAATTCCGGCCTGTGTTTTGTTATCAGACTCCTACTGAACGCATCTTTGTCCCACATTTCGGCAAGTTTTAATTCATCATATTCGGCGTATAGCTGCTGTGAGGTTTTTCTTTTCGGTATATGGTCATCCACTTTCTTCATATTAAGCTTTACACTGTTCGCTTTCAAAGCGTCTGATATTTGCCGGGCCTGGGCTGTTTTCCTTCTATTTACTTCCTGTTTCGTCAAATAATCCTCGGCTATAAAATTGCCCGGCAAGAACCGGCGAAACTGGCGCACTTTCCGGTTATATGGCTTTGTTATCGTTAAGAGAGTCTCCAGGGGCCATGTCCTGCTCCACACATACGCCTTATCATACCAGATCAGGTGAAAGTTTACAATCCCCTGCAAAACCCTCTCTGGCCCGCCAAAGTCGGTACACGCTCCGCGTATGGTCTTTTTTATGTCTTTGTCCAGGCAATCACAGAACCACCAGCTTTTGCGAGGCTTTCCCAAAGGGTTCTTATGACCCTTGAAGGTGTTCCAGAGGTTATATATCTGTTGTTCGTTACCCATATTTGGAATTAAATTTTCCCTAATCTTAACATTTGAACAAAATGAGGTCTAAAATGAAATTATTTTTACCCCACATCTTAACAATTCCTTAACACAATATCTTCGATTCCAGTCCAATACCCATACTTATTAAGACTTATTAAGATTCTGTTAATATTCTTAACATAAAATTAATCTTGACAGGTTCTTGCGCGCACATATAATTCGGTTCAGAGGTTGTAAGCTAAACTCTAACAAACCAATTAACGCTTTCATCACTATCGCTCACCTTTTCTCAAATCACGCTTATCTACAACAGTACTACCGGAATTCAATGGATAATCTTTTGAACTGAATGGTTTTTCAGGCTTAAAGGGGTTAAATTCCGCTTTTACCGCTTTGCCGGCTCGCTCTTTTACGATATTACACCATTTGCACACACAATCTTCTCCATGAAATATTCGGCACAGGCTGATTAGCTGCTCGCGGAGGGCGGTGATTTCTTTTTCAAGCGATGCCATAATAAGTACCTGTTGTGCGTTCTCGATGCCATGATACCCACATTGTTTAGCTAAGTGTTCTGTATCTATTTCGCCGCCCACGAATAAACAGGAGCATCGGCAAAGCAGATTTTCCTTTAGACTCTGAATCTCATCTACAAGTTGATTGATAGGGCATCCATCTTCTGGGTATAATTCACATTTACTCATCTGTCATTCTCCTTTCAACCAATAAACATCCCTGCCCGCGTAGCTGCCTTCTATTTCGGGATCATCACAAAACAGAAACGGCCTCGAGCGCAAGGTTATTTCTCTGCCCTCAAAATCAACCGTTGTTTCGATATGATACTCAGGCCACATTCTGCTTATTTGTTCCACGGACGAAATTGGGTATGCTGTTATGGTGTCAACTTTGAAAGTGTCTCCGTTTTCTAAGGTGGCGTAATAGCTGATGGGTTGATAGGCTATGAGTGCGATTATCGCCAAAGAAAAACCAAAAACTGCAACACAACTGCAAAATATATAAAATCCAAGCTGTTTCATATTATCTCTTTTATTTTTTTGCCACAGAATGGGCAGAACTTATCACTTATTAGTTTTACAACATCTTTTTCGGGATAGCATTGTGGATTGTACCAGTCGTGAAATTCGGCCTTCTTCCACTCACGCTCCTCGCGGAGCAGGGCGAGGGCTTGGTCATAGACACCTTTTTCAAGAATAACAATCCCAGCCTTCGGCGACTTATCTATTACGCCCGCCACCAACAATTCTTCAATCTCTGTCATCTTGTCTCCTTCACCATGTTTTGCCCGCAAGTAGGGCACTCTTTCACCACTTCTACCACAATGCCAAACAACCGCCGCGAGTCCGCGCGGGGATAATCACCAATGCTCGGCGAATGAACAAGTTCATCTATTTCGCCCTGCAATGCCTTATACCCCTTTTTGTCAAGAGTTATGATAACAATCTTGCCCTCTTGCGCAACAATCGCCGCCTGAAAAGCTAACAAGCTTTCATAAATCTTCATCTTCCCTCCAACCAATTATCTGAAAACCACATCAAGTCCGATATGTCCGTTTGCCCGTCATAGTCGGCGTCGTACATCAAATCGTATGCGAAATTAGGGTCATACAAACCAAAGACATCATCATTCCACCTGGCCGCAAACAAACCATAATCCTTATTGTCCACATAGCCGTCATAATTGAAGTCGCCATAAAAACTATCGCCGGTAATTTCTAATCGCCCCCCTTCCGGGACATAAATCGCCGCAATAGAATTGCCCCAACTATCATAATACTCACCTTGTTGCTCAGGAAATTCCATCGGTAAAATATAATCCGTGGCTAAATAAACAGTGTTGCCCCAAAATTGATAAACATGCAATTTTATAGGCATCTCAGATACTTTCCGTCCCAAAGCATCTTTTGATATTACCACGCCGGTATGCTGAAATGTCTGCACGCTCCCTATTTCCTCCACTTCCCACCGGCACAGGAACACATACGGCTGTGATAAATCCATTGCAAGCGTAACCTCGTTGGAGTCATCAATGTTTGAAATCCAAGTAGCCACTACACCATTTATATAATCCCAGCCATAGTAAGGGTACCACTTTTGCCAAATCCCATCTAAATATTCCCAACCCTCTCCCGACATTGGAACTTCCGGCAATACGCCTTCATTCGGGTCAAAGTATGTATAACAATTCGGGTCGGGAACCATCGGCCCTGCAATCCACGGCCAATCAGGGTCAAGGATATAGCAATTCGGTTCTGTAACCATACATACCGGGTCATATAGCCAGGGACAATTCGGGTCTGGATAGTCAGGGCAATCAGGGTCTATAAACCATCCGGGGCAATTCGGGTCAGGAATCGGATTGATAATATCCGGCCATATACAATTCGGGTCAACAATCCACGGACAATTCGGGTCGATAACGAGAGGGCCGGGAATGAAAACGCAATTAGGGTCATAAACCACAATCCAGTCCGGCGAAGGCGCACCGCTTTTAGCAAACGATAGTCTGGGGTAAGGGACTTTTTTAATCGACGCCGCTTCGGTTAAATCAAACTCCCCCACCGGCCCCAGGTGTTCGGCGGCGCCCTCGCCACCACTTTTATCTGAGATCGTAGGCCAACCATCCCAGCCGTCCCACTCGCTCAAAGAAGAAAAGGAATGTTCAAAAACTCCACCAAACGGTTCCCAGAAGTTTTGATACTGCGACCGGAAAAAGACCACATAACAATCGTTTATAATATTGCCTGTGGCTTTTTGTATAACAAAACGCAATTCCACGAAAGTCGAAACACCGTCTTTACCGTCCGGCCAAACATAGCCAACGTCTCCTGCCTCGAACCCTACGTCGGGATCGCCTAACCCGATTAAAAATACACACTCACCCGAGGCGTCTGTGTAAGCCTTAGCCATCCCCTCATCACGATCCCAACTACCATTAGGCAACGAATGCACATATCCGTATCTCTCTCCGTTTGGGGTGTATTCGTCCCATATATCCTCTCCAATATCCAGCGGATCGCTATGAGAAATGATTTGGCATTCAACTTTAATGCCGGATAACGGAATACCATTAGCTTGAACTCTGCACTTATAGCCGAAACCCGCGCCATAAATATCCTCAGCCCCATCCGTATCCCATACATCTAATTGATTGAACCTTCCCCCGGTACGATACAACTCAATATCCATGCCATTTATAAATCTTACAACCGGCGAACCATCGGGGCACCCGCTTCCGACAACCGCCATGATAATCACAGCGGCCACAATTAGTTTTGTTGTTAAATTTCTCATCATCGTCTCCCATACTCGTTTTATTACCCATTAAAATATTCATGCAACCCCAACAGGTACCGGCTCATGCTACATCTCAGCTTTTTCGCTGTTTCCTTTATTTTGGCTTTCTGTTCCCCGCTCACGCGCAAAATGATAAGCTTGTCGCGTCTGCCGGATTTCGGCTCTCGGATTTTTGATAACAGCTTGCGTTTTTCTTCCATGTTCATATCAAGTCCTTTTTAATATATAGAAGTTTTCTATTGAACATATCGGTATCGCCAATCTACCCAAAACCTGTTCATCACTCTTTGCGCCACAGACGACAATCATTTCTTCGTCCAGTGCAAACACTTGGGCGACAGTGATAATATGAGAGCAGCAAAGTGGTTTCAAGTCGGCGATAGTTTCCCAGAAGCCGCTATCCATTCCATAGGAATCCAACCAGTGAATCTCTAAATAATCGCCTCGCGTAATATTTGCCATATCCTCTTTTTTCATATTATTTATTTTCCTTTAGTTTTCGACAATACCAATCATCAAGCTCATCACTTTCCTCTTTGGTCAGTTCGATTCGTTTACCACTTTCAAAACTCAAAGTGTGTCTCTTGCTTGTAAAATCTGTTTCTACTTGCACAGCTATTTTCCTTCCAGAATATTATTTGACCTCAATCTCTAATTCTTTTTCGCCTTGGAGATAACTCCAAACGCCTTGCCAAAATTCATCATCAAGTACTGGACTGCCTGACGATGAAAATCCCGGATGTGTATTTATCCAGTTTGTACCAAACTTTCTTAGTTCTGTACGAAACACTTTGTCTTTGAAGTGTTCATAATTATCAGGCCATTCTTCATCAAGCCACTCTGCAAAACCGAATACTTGAGAATCGAAATGCTGGTCAACAATATGCTGTTTCCTAATACAACACCAAAGTATTTTGGCGGTTCTTGAAGTAAATGACACAATTCCTGCTTCTGTTGGGTCAAAGGCCAACTTTACTTTTTCAGGTGCTTTCATCATTCACCTTTCACACTTACAAAAAACTTCACGTTCCTAACCCAATTCTTAAACCCCGTGCGATCGTCTCTCGGCGGACAATATCTCAAACCCAAAAAAGTAATGAAGTCAAAAGGACGCCCCGCCCTGAGCCAGCGCTGTCGGTTTTTAACTATCGTAGCCGCCGCCCAGCCAGCTTGTGAATTCAGGTCGTTAGCGTCCGGGTGCATCACGCCAAACTCCATCCCAGGCCCGCCGTTCTCATGTAGCCTTATAGCCAGGAGTATTCTAAAGTTCTCCTTGCCCGTACACTTGTTCCGAATAGCGGCCATTACAATCGTGTCCAATTCGGAAGCACAGACTTCTTGGATAGCCGCAGCTTTCGGGCAGAATAGGCAGGAGAGCAATGCGAATATAATCCAGAGTGTTGTTTTCATATCTTATCCTTTATTATTGCTGCCCGCTTGCGGTGCGGGCGAACCGTGTGTTAGGTTTAAGTCTCAGGGAAATCGTCTTTGTGTTCTGTTTCTTCAAGCCTTGCGGCCCCGCAATTAAAAACAAACTCACAAGTCTCGCCTTTTTTGTCCTCGACTTTCACGCCGTTAAGCGTTCGTTCGAGTACCCGCACCAAGTCGCCATTTTCGGCGTACCCTGGAGCGCCTGGCGCAACAACCTTCAAGATGTCGCCCCTGTTTACTTTCTGATAGTCAATCACTTCAAATTCCTTTCATAAAAAGTTATCAGCCACAAGGCTGTTTATTTACAGGCCCGACCACGCTGGCGGCCGGACCTTAGAGGAGGGTGATGAGTGCTCATATATGTTTATCGTGTCCATCACCACTCCTTTCCTTTTTTCCATATCTTATCAATACGCTTTATCTGATCTGAACGCGGCCCCAGCTTATTATGAAGGGCATCATATACTTGATCCCATTCAGGCCGAGAAAGACTTTTTGACTTTAGCATTACCCTGGCCTTCTCTATGGCCGCGGCTTGCTCCCCGCGGAATTTCTTACGCCACGCAGTAAGCCGCCGCATTTCCTCGACTCGGCGGCTAATGGCACGTTTGCTTTCGCTTTTCGCCAACTCTGCCTTATCCATTATTTAGCCTCACGTTTGACATATTCCTGTAATTTAATCAGACCTTCTTTCAAACGTTTCAAGTAGGCCATGAATCGTTCCGTAGTCTCTTTGTTGCCAGTCCAAGGGATAGGTTTTTCTTTTTCACTCATTCCCGCTCTCCCACTCCGAGCAGCACTGATCGTTGGGATTTTCAATATCTTCAATACATATCTCATCCCCTTCATACCAAAGCGAACAAATAGCATCTTCGTAGTTGCCACAGTTAGCACAACATTTTTCGTCAATGGCCATTCCTAAACCATAACATATCCCGACACAAATGTCAATACAAAAAGTATAAACAAAATGAGAAAGCGGCTTCTGGTACTCAATTAGGCTGTATTTGATTCCGGCACGTTTCACCTTTTTCGGGATACTCACGGCACGTTATCGGTTTGAACTCGCGGCCCAAGTGTTTCTCGATTAGGCAGATTGCTTGGGTTTTGCCGCCTGTCGTTGGATGGCCCTCGTATTTATAGCCCAGCATCGCGCACGGCCCATTATCCGACGACATTCGATGCTGTAGGAAAAACGCCCGCAACCTCATCAGTACAGGGTGCGTCGATTGCATCCACATCGTACCAACGTCTTTGCAGCACTTGCCGCATCTTTTGCAAATGATTTTGTCAACCTCCATCAGAACCCCACTGATCCGCCATAGCGTCGGCAATGCCCTGAAAAGTTTTAGCCCTTTCGTACGGGTCTCTGGTTTTAGCGTCTGTAAAATATCTTTTTTTTTGTCGAACAGTGTTGTCTATGGAAATTGGCTCCGGCCGTTTGCAATGAGTTTTTCTCTCAAAGAGTGTTTTGGTTTGTAGATGAGTTAATTCAGGCAATCCTTTTAACCATAGCCAGGTTGTTTTTATTTCACAATTTCCCCAATAGTAGGGTTGTATTGTTTGGGAGTATTTCGCTATAGTAGGGCTTGCGCATCCTTTGGGATTTTCCAAGCATATCTTTTCTATAGGGGCTTCCCATAGTTGTCTGAAAAAATCCAACGCATCTAACCTTTTTTTACATCTCCCTGGTTTGCCCCACCAAGCTATACCCGCGTAACTCAGATAAGTACACGGCGGGTGAGCAATCATCATATCCCAACCCATCTTAGGATACAGGTATTGAAGAACATCACCCTGTATATGCGGCCCTGGTCTCTCCGTAGGCAATAAATCACAACTGATCGCATCATGGCCCCTCTTAATAAAAGCATCACGCACAATACCAGAAAACTCGCAGGCTATTAAAACTTTCAAGTGGTATCCTCCATGAAAAATAGCATAACAAATAAAAACGGATTTGTCAATACAATTCTAAAATAGAAAATAATTCAAGATAAAAAAGGTCGGGAATTCTAAAACCAAGGAAAGTTGAGGTTGGGGGGTATCCATATAAGCAAGGAATCCAAATGGGGGTCATGGGGGTCCGATAATATAATATAAAGCGCGCATGTAATAGCAAGTAAACAGGACACCAACAGGCATTGAATAATAATATGCATGGTCTGATAATAACAGGCCTGGTGATAGCGTGAGTGATGATATTATCGGAACGTCCTATAATAGTTATTATGTTACATTCAATGTGCGTTCATTCGCTTGAATCAACGGTATTATCGGAGCTATCGTCATTGCCTGGGTTGAGTTGTGGAATTGGTTCGAATTCTGCATCTAATATTCCCGTCTCTAATAGATGTGCACCTATACGCCTTGCAGCCTCTCTGTGCCCTTCCTCAAGCCTTCTGGAATCATCAAGGTTGATCACGAGCTTGTTGTCAAGCAATCCCTGTTGCTGCCATACCATTCGCATTAGTGCTACGCAGTTGGTATTATCATGGTCAACTAAGCATCTGTCATACAACTCTTGCCACTTATTAAACGCGTATTCTCTATTTATTTCAGCCCTTTTAACGAGTATTTGAGGGGTATATAGTTCAATGGCTTGTTTTATCTTAGCAGAAGCAAGTAATCGGCAAGCGCATTGCGATAAACTGGTTGTTGCTTCATAACCGGCTACGGTGTAGGACTTTGAAGCGTTGCCGAAGGACTTACTGGTTGGATTTGCATATGCTTCTATAAATCGTGTTTGTTTTGGTGATAATTGTTTGTCTCTGTTGCGATTGACCATAGTACGTTTCCCTATACGCAAAAACTAAGTGTCCGTCAAGGGACAAAATATCTTTACTTCTTGTAAGTCTATTGTTTGTACTGGATTAACTATTTTATTATATTTCACTTTAGCCCCTATTCTTATTGACAAGTGTCCCAGAAGTAGGACACACCCTTGTTTTCGGACACTTGGTATTTAGGACTTTATTGTTCTGTTACAATAGATATGTATTGTGATTATATTATTATTTACTTGCTATTTGATTGCTATTATGTTATACTTTGTTTAGTGATATGAGGTTAATTGACAAGTTAATATGAGGGGATTGATTATGACTGACCTGGATAGAGAAGAAATAGCTCATCTCATCACAGAAGGTTTCACGAGTGGACGGCTTGACGGTGAAGAAGATGACAACCAACAAAGATTCGTATCTTGGGAATTAAAAACAGAAGAATGGACTGACTGATAAGCTAAAACCGTTCAACCTTGCATCGTTAATTCGGTGCTCGGTTAAGTGGTTTTATTAAGGGGATTGAAAATGACTAAAAGACAATATCAAACCAAGTATGCCGAGACCAAACGCAAGCTGCACACTTGCGCCGGTAGCTATGGCGGTGCTGAATATAGAAGCTTGAAGGCTCTTATGAATTACTATTATTTGAAGGGATTTTGATTATGATTATTGCAGACATTATCGAAGAACTTGAGAACCAAAAACCAAAAGACCTGTATTCTGCTATTTTAGGAATCCGCAAGGCATTCTTGGTCTTGCCTAACAAGCTAAAGAAGGAAGTTTTAGCAGATTTCAGCAACTACGAGTATTGCTTTTCTGCCGCCTTGCAAAAATGCCACAAAACCCCCCATCTATCACAAGATGACTGGGGGCGATTAAGCAAAACGTCAATTTATGATATTTACGAAACATCATAGCAAGGGGATTAAACCATGAAGTTTCTAATCACAAGTCTAATCGGTAGCGAGTGGAGCGGTATATTTATTATCGCGTTGTTTGCTTTTTTGGCGTTGTGTTAAACTTTTTAACTTTAATTAGGGGATTAAAATGAAGGTCGAAATTAAAGACAACCAGTTAGTTATTACCCTGCCTATTTCACCCAGGCCCAGCAACAGCGGAAAGACAACTATTGTGGCATCGTCTGCCGGTAACCAGCCGACAACCTGCGAACATGAGGGAAAGCCGATTATTGTCGGCGTCAATGCTTACGTTAAAAAGTAGCTTAATATGTGGCTGGAGTGTAAAGGCGCTCCAGCCGTGTATTGAGAATTAAACTTTTTTGAAGGGGTGCGAATATGAAAACAGATAAAACAGTGGCAACGGAAATTGCCCAGCAGCTTGGCAATGGTGCTCTGTGTATGCTCGGCGCAAGCAATCTGGGCTGCACGGACAATAGGTTGTGTTTCAAAATCGGCAGAAATTGCAAGGGTGTAACTCATATTAAAATCACACTCAACAGCTTAGACCTGTACGATATGGAATTTCTCCGTATCAGAGGCCCTAAAATAACCGTACTGGCAGAGCATAACAACATCTACAACGATATGATGCACAGTATAATCGAAGCTGAAACAGGACTGAACACCAGTTTATAATTGAAGGGGAGATTATGAAAACAAAAGGTTTAACGTGTTCTATCTTAGAGCCAAAAGACATCGGCAACTGTTCAAATTATGGTATTTCGTCAAAATGTGAGAGCGTAACTCTTTTGGGAATCTTGCGCCTTGACGGTAGCTTTGAACAAGCCGCCGACATTTTCGAGCCAACAGAATTAAGCCCAGGCGTTATCATTGAGGAAAGAAGGCCTTGCGGAAAACTGTATTATTCCGCATTCCCTTGCGACAACAACGGCGAAAAATTGCCCGGCTGGTTTATGGCTGGTGGCTGTTTTATCAAAACGTCCGATTCGAGGTTCCCTTTTGATTATCCTGTGCCATTACATGACCGGCAAGAATGACCTAACCACCCTAAATATAGTTTAGTGAAGGTTAAACCATGAAAACACTATTCGAACAATACCGCCCACAAACATTTGACGAAGTAGTAGGCCAGGACAAAGCAATAAGGCAAATTGAGACAATCGGCAAACGTGGCTTGACAGGCCGGGCTTTCTGGCTGTCAGGTCAATCCGGTACCGGCAAGACAACACTTGCCCGGATCATCGCTTCGCTTGTTGCCGATGATATTTACATCGACGAGATTGACGCCGGCCAAGCTACGCCGGGCAAATTGGCGGAACTCGAGCGCACACTTTATACTTTAGCCTGGGGGCGCGGCGGCAAGTGCATCATTATCAATGAAGCGCACGGCCTGAGCAAACGGGCGATCCGTCAATTATTAGTTATGCTCGAGCGCCTGCCTGATTATGTATGTTTTATTTTTACAACAACTTGCGAAGGTCAGGAGCTACTATTTGACGGGTCCGAAGATACGGCGCCGCTGTTGTCGCGTTGCGTTAGGATTGACTTGGCAAGGCGGGACTTAGCGAAACCATTTGCAAAGCGTTGTCAGGAAATAGCGACTAAAGAGGGACTTAACGGTCAGGAGTTAAAAGATTATGTCCGCTTGGCGCAGACGTATCGTAATAATATGAGAGCAATGCTCCAGGCTGTGGAGTCCGGGGCTATGTGAGACTTAGCGACGAATTTTATGAAAGGTAGGTTGATTATGAGTAGGCAAGAATTTGCGCATCCGACAGAGCAAAAACGAATGTCTGTCGGCAAAGATCATGTATTCGGAAACTTTATTCAAGTATGGGATACTTCTGAATATAATGAGCCTGATGGTGATAATATTATTATCGACAGAGACAACTTGTCATGGTCTCAAATTCAAAAGATAATTACAAAATATGGCTTTACTCAAGTGGTAGGAGTTGATATTTAACCGCCCACGGGCAGAAAGAAGGTGAAGTTATGGACTATAAGAAAATAAAACGCGGACAATGGTTGTACTTAGTTTTGCAAAACGGTTCGTACACGGGCGATCCTAACGCGATTGTGCCCGTAAAAGTTATTCGCAGAGCGCAATGCAACTTGTCTAATGTTGTGGTGGAGCAGGATATTGAAGGTTTTAAGCATCGGCTGACTGTCTCTTATGAATGGTTGACAGTGCTAAAACCACAAGCGGCCTTAGACCTTGCATTTAATCAAGCACAAGTTGAGAGACGCATCCATGCCAACAGTTGGGCACACTACCTCACTCGGAAAACCGCAGAGCATGAAATCTTTAAGCGATTAAAGACTTTACCAAAACGTAAGCAGAAAACGTTCTGGAGAAAACTCAAAGAGGCGAAAGTATTGTACCCTGAGCTATTCAAGAAAAACGGTAAGCTTGCCGTTAGTAAACTGAAAATGGAGACTTGGGACAATATGGCGAGCTATATTCTAACGCTCGAATTCCCTCATAGAGACATGGAAAAGCACGAAGGAAAAGCTGCCTTAACACCCTAAAAACAAGGCTTTACACAAAACATAATATTATTTATTGTTTTTCTCTTGCTTTTTCATTGCGATTTTAGTAGAGTGCTATTTGGAATATCAGGAGATAATCATTAAGGAGTTAAAACATGATCAATCTACAAGTAAAAGTTGAAGGAGTTTATGCCAAAACCTATCTGCGATTTGCTAAGAACAATCCTGAATGCAAAACGCACCGCGATATAATGTCTGCGATATTGCGGACACTACCGGAGTACGACGAAGTGCTGGCGGAGAAGGAATTGGCAAAGACCTAATGGGAAGATACGCGGCGAATACAACAGTGGGCGTAAATAAGTCAAAGGCGGAGATCGAGCGGACTTTGACCCGGTACGGAGCAACAGAATTTGCATACATGACCGGCCAGGATAAAGCAATGGTCGGTTTTCTGATTGATAGACACAAGATTCAAATAACCATAGGATTGCCGCCCAAAGAAGATTTTGAGTTTACTAATAATGGCCGCAAAAGAATAGGCTCAGCTATTTTGGCTGAATGGGAAAAAGCCTGCCGTCAAAGGTGGCGCGCGTTAGCCCTTGTTATCAAAGCAAAACTTGAAGCAGTCGAGTGCGGGATAACTTCAATGCAGGATGAGTTTTTGGCCTTCACCGTTCTACCATCGGGCCAGACAATCGGCGAGGTAGTAAGTCCAAGGATTGAGAATATTTTGAAAACGGGCAAAATCCTTTCGTTGTTACCTGAGGGCAAAAAAGACTAATGGAGGAATTCACTTGTCTAAACTGCGGGAAGATATTTCAAGGCGAGAAAGTGCCTTATCATACAAGGGGTGAATTGGTCATGCTGAATCCTCCGTGTCCTGATTGCAAATTACTCTGCTCGGTAGAGGGCCACTTCGAGGCGCCCACGGAACCGGCAATGAGCCGCAAAGACAATCAGCGAGCAATTAACGCTCACAACGATCTTAACAGAGATGAGTTTGGGGATATTATTTATGACTGAGAACAATGGCGGGTAAGCTCAGTGGTAGAGCTTGAGCGAGCTACGTGAAAGCGTCGAGCGCATCAGGTCGCAGGTTCGAACCCTGCCCCGCCTATTTGAAATAGAACAGGTACCGGTTGGCCTTACCGAACGGAGCCGAGGAATGAAGGTTATTAAAAGCGAACGGTTTGCTTAGGCCAGCCATATATTAAGAGAAGGAAATTATGCAATCACTCAATCAGATAAAAGCTAATTTGCTCAGCAGAGAGGCCGAAGTACAAATTGGAGAAGATGGCCTGGCTGGCAAATACGCTTGGCGTGATGAAACTTTCGTCTTTATTTTTTCCTGGGGCATGGATTGGGAGCATCTGTCTGTTTCTACAAAAAGAAGATGTCCAACATGGGAAGAAATGAGATATTTCAAAGACATATTCTGGAAGCCGGAAGAATGCTGCGTCCAGTATTTTCCCCGGAAGTCTCAATATGTAAACAATCATCCGAACTGTTTGCATATCTGGCGTCCACTTAATGAAAACGTACCCGAACCGCCGACAATTTTGATAGGAGTTACTTGATGGCAGTACCACAAGGGATAAAAAATTCTTTGGATAGATATGTAAAAGAAGGCACACCAACGGGCGGTTTTTTGTACGCTGTTTTGTCCAATGATTTGTTCGAGGCTTTTGGTAGAGCAGATATTGATAATCGCATGAGTCTATTTGATATTTGCAGTTATATTTATGGCGAATTACCTTCAACGTGCCACGGCAGTCGGGAAATAGTCAATGAATGGATTGATAAATTTACGAAAAAGGAAACAGAAAATGGCGAAGTACAGAAAAAAACCGATGGTGGTTGATGCTTGGCAATTCAGAGATAATAAATCCTGCTTTGATGCAATGAAGGGTATGGATATACCCATAAAGTACGACTACCAACATTCTCCTCGTTGCTATATAGAAACACTTGAAGGACGAATGTTTGTATCAGACAGAGATTGGGTAATCAAAGGCGTTGCGGGCGAATTTTATCCCTGCAAGCCCGACATCTTCAAACAGACCTACGAGAAAGTTGAGGAGTAAAATGCCAACACAGATTAAGCCCGGAATCTACTTAGACGTTCTCTTTTCTGATTACCAAGAGTGGGATGCAATCAACAATAGCGCCTTGAAAATCTTAACAGACCCTACGAAGTGCCCGGCGCACTGTAAACATTATCTATTGGAAGGCAGAAAGGACACACCGGCTCTTATATTTGGCAGAGCGGTCGATACCTATATCCTTGAGCCGCTACGGTTCTTTGAAATATATTCGGTTATGCCTGATGCTGATGGACGAACAAAGGCCGGCAAAGCAATCAAGGCTGAATATGAAGCAAAATTGAAGCCTGGGCAAGAAATTATCCGTGAAAGCGATTATGCAAAGATACAAGAAATATACTCGTTTGTATCAGAATCAAGGGCTATTCGATTGATTCGGGATGGCAAATCTCAAGTTTGCCTTGTCTGGGAAGATAAAACAACCGGCTTGCTATGCAAGGCCCGGCTGGATTATCTCAACGTGGATATTCCGATGATAACAGATTTGAAAAGCGCAGCCGATTGCAGTCCGTTTGGTTTTGGCTGGGCGATATATCGGTTTATGTATTATCAGCAACTTGGTTTTTACGCGATGGGATACAAAGTATTGACCGGCGATGAGCCTAATATGGCGATATTCGCTATCGAAAAAGAAAAGCCTTATGTTCACGCCTCTTATGAACTCGGAGACAAGACTATTGAGACCGGGAAGAAAGCGGCCCGTAAAGCCCTGACCATATACAAAGAATGTATCGAGAGCGGGCAATGGCCTATGCACTCAGACGAAATAGAAATACTTGAAATGCCTTTACCTGCTTTGGAAAAGGCTGGGTACAGCCCTTATGAACTTTAAGAAAGGCCGGAGAGAATGGCACGAATTATGAATTTAGAAATGTCGGTATTGGATATTGCGGTAGATTTAGCAGAGGGCAATCCGGGCGCCGCTACTGTTTGCGGGGAGATGCTTCTTAAGACCCCTCAGATTGACCCCGATTCAGCACTGGGAGGCTTAGGGGCATTACTCTCACTGGATACACTCGAAATATACGGCTCACGAATCTGGGGGCTTTACAAAGACGTTTGCGGGCAAAATTTAGTTAAGATGGAAGGTGTCCTGCGGGCAAACCAGTTGGGCTTTATTGGCGGCCATGCTATCAATCACGCAATAGATAATCGCGGAGAAGGAATTAACCCAGATAAATTGTTGGCGGAAGTCAAAGAGCACCTGCCTCGATTTGGAGCAGCCGCCGTAAAGGAAGAAACCAATTAACCATCTGCAATAATAACTTTAAGAAAGGATAATTATGCCCCCAGAAGAAACTCAAATTCAAAAAAGAGGCCCAGATAAACTCGTTTCGGTTGACGATGGTTCGTTTTCCGCACTCATGGACACAGCCCGATTCGAGCATTTATGGCGCGTTTCCAATTTATTTGCAAAGAGCGATTTAGTTCCGCAACACTACAAGGGAAAGCCGGAAAACTGTATGCTGACCTGCCAGATGGCAATGAGGCTGAGCTTGGAACCACTGATGCTCATGCAGAATACTTACATAGTACACGGCAGGCCGGGGATGGAAGGCAAGCTGGTGATTGCGTTGGTGAATACCCGCGGCCCCTTTACCGGCCCTATCGAGTGGGAATTTGACGATGAAGAAAACCCAAAAAAATGCACCGCCTTTGCTACCCATAAAATAACAAATAAGGTTTGCAAGGCGACTATTACATGGAAAATGGTTGAAGCGGAAGGATGGAACAAAAAAGAAGGTTCGAAGTGGCTCACTATCCCCGCACAAATGTTCCGGTACAGATCGGCGGTATTTTTAGCAAGGGCTTATTGCCCGGAAGTTACGTTCGGATTTCCTACTGTCCAGGAGTTGCGGGATGTCGGTGAGCCTGAGCGAAAAAGACCGGTTTCGCCGCTGGAAGAAAAACTCGGAACTAAGCAGGTGGAGTCAAAGGTTGTCGATGAGCCGGTTGTTGAGGATTCAGCGGAACCCGAAAAGCCCGACAAGAAAAAGAAGGTTGGTAGTAAACGCAAACCTAAAAAGAAACCCGAGCCGGCAAAAGAGGAAGAACAGCAAGAAGTCCGCTTTTTCTGCCCGGATTGCGACCACGAGTTCGCCGAAGCAAAAGAATTGAAAGGGTTGTTCCAATGCGGTAAATGCCTGAATTGGAATGTGGTAGATCGGTATAGTAAAGAAGAACCAACGGAGCAAGAATAATATGGAAGATTTTGAGTTTGCGAATCAGGGCAAAGCCGCCGAACCCGAAGCTAACCCACTCAAATTTTTCGTGCCAGGCATACCGGCGCCCGGTGGAAGTAAAAGAGCGTTTTACATTAAAGAGCTAAAGCGAGCAATAGTTGCCCCGGCAAGCAAAAAGACAAAGCCTTGGATGCAGGCGGTTGCAGGTTGTGTGCGAGCGGAATACGATGGAGAGGTATTACAAGGCCCGCTTAGTGTAGAATTTCAATTTCGTTTCTTACGGCCTAAAAGTCATTATAGAACAGGCCAATATGCAGGTTATGTAAAAAATTCGGCCCCGCTTTATCCAACGGGCAGGCCGGATAGAACTAAAGTTATGCGGTCAACCGAGGATGCACTTACAGGGATACTTTGGAAAGATGATTCTCAAATTGTGGCTGGCGATGCTACTAAAATATATGTGGAAAGAGATCCCGGTGTCGTAATTACGGTTTTTGTGAACCCTCTAATACACGAAGAAACTTTTAACAAAGGAGATTTTTAATGGCAAAAGCAAAGAAGAAAACAGCGCCGAAGAAAGAATCAAAGGAAAAGGGCAAGCAACTTGATTTGATTGATGTTGCGCCTGAAAACTCCAAAGCCCTTATAGCGGCGGGGAGACGCTATAGAGACGCTTTGGCTTCTCGCCTGAAATTTGGGGCTGAGGAAAAGAAATTCAAACAGGAGATTCTTAACCTTATAGTAGCCGCAAAACTAAAACCGCTTAAAGACGGCGTAATTAAGTTCGAGCTTGATGGTTTAGACTTCGCCATTACGCCACGAGACATGTTGGTCCAGGTCAAAGAAAAGACAGAATCGGAATAACTTTCTCCCTCTCAATGAGTCGCCTCCGTCGTACCTCCATTCGGCGGGGGCGGCTATTTTACAAGTGAATAGTCGCGGGGTAAACTAATGGCAGGTTACTGGGCTCATAACCCAGGTAGTGTCGGTTCGAATCCGGCTCCCGCTATTTTACAAGTTTCCTTGGATTTACCGTGTCAAGCGTATCACGGATGATATAATGTTGGGTGGCTGTGTATGCCTTGTAGATGTTACCGTCGCCCAACACGCAATTTTCTCCCCTCCGAAAGTCGGGCGTTGTTGCAAAACTTCGCCTGGCTTTTTATAATGAAAGTTGATAGGAGTATTGCCATGGAATTTGAACTGTTATTTAGAAAAATCGAAAGCACGAAGAATCCTATTTCTCACATAATCGGCTGGTGGACCAAAAGCAAATATTGCCATGTAGCAGGCAGGTTCGTTTTTAGGAACCGTGGGGTGAAGAAAACTTTAAGTTTTCATTCCACAGCGAAAGGATTTGTCTCTGAGCTAATATCGGGCGATCCTAAGAAGTGGGATATAGTCCGTGTGAAACTCGAACCCTATCATGTTGAACGGCTTTTCTTGTTATGCGAGTTGGATGATGGCCGGATTGAATATGACTTTGCGGGCATACTTACCTGGCCTACTTTCGGTCTTATCAAACAGGACCCGCGCAAAGATTACTGCTCCGAGACATTCAGGAGAAAGCTGGGCTTTAGATGGATTGGCGGTTTGCCGCGGTGGGATGGCAAAAAGTGTTCGCCTCAGGATTTGTATGATCTGGTAGCTATGAAGGAGAATGAATAATGGGCATGTGTAAACATAATCAGGAATTTGAAACATGCAGGTTTGGCTGCACCCTAAAGGATGCTGAGGTGTTAAGGCTTGAAAATGATGCCCTCCACAAACTCAGTCGAAGGCTCGAAGCCGAACTCACCTCAGCAAAGGACGATGTGGCAGATTTCAATAGAGGCTGGAAGTGGGCACAAAATGGCAAGGAGTTAAGTACGCAAGAGGATAATTGTTTATTCAAGCAGGGCTGGCAAGTGTTTATGTTTGATGGATTGCAATCCAAACTCGCCGAGTTGGCTAATTGTGTGATTATCGCCACCGATGGAGCGGAGAGTTGCGACGATATAGGTGTGTTGAGGCAATATATGATTGCCATGAGAAAAAAAGCAAACGATATAAAAAAGCCGTGAAGCCGACCCATGCCAGCAACACGGCCTTCGGAGGAGGAAATGACGAAAATCAATTTTTTATAAGCCAGATAATTACGCCGACAACAACCCCTCCCAATATAGCTGATACAAAGTTTTTGATAGACCCAAACTTCTTAGCTTCACACTTCGCTGCATGAAGATATATCTGAGTTTTGGTAAATTCTTTAGTTATTTCCAAATACTTCTCAGATGTTTTAATTGATATTAACTCAGCCAGTCTTTCAATCTCGATGTTTTCCATTTATACATCCTTTTTTTTCAGGGCGGCCAATGCCTGTTTCCGTTGCTCAAGAACATTGTTGATTGCAGTGATATTATTCCGGCTTTGCATAATCATTTCATACTGCTCACCAAGCAATAGGGCCAGTTCTTCGCTTGGCATATTCCCTATCGGCTGTCGAGGTGTGAGTGCGTGTCGTTTTCTCACGGGGGTTTTCTTTTTCTTTGCCATTAACCGTTCTCCTTTAATTATTTTTCATCAATTAGTTTTTGCAAAATAGATTCTATTGTCTCGAAATCGGTTTTTGTTTTCCCACTACCTCTAACACCCTTTTCGTCCAGCCGATGTAAATAATCTGACACTCTACTATCCATGCGTTTATGAATAACTGTTTTATTCGCGTCTGGTACTTGCTGGCTAAATTGCACAGTCTCTATAGTGCAAAGTCTTGAAGGAACTCTCCGTCCAGGCATCGGCAACTGTAATTCTCTGCGAGTTTGATCAGAAAGACCAGTAAATATAAGCTGACCATAAAATCTCCAACCGTTCTTTGTTTTCCTTAGTTCTTTTTTGACATTATAATCTATTTTTACCAACTTTGCTCCGCTCATGTTCCACATAAAAACAATTTAATATATTGTAATCTTTACATCCTTGGGGATATTCAGGCCTTTCGTGTATTTTGCACCAATACTTTCCATTACTATAGGTTAAATTCTTTTTTGCACATTCTGGATGAGGTCTCCAGCAACAAGCACCACATTGTTTACAGCACATTAAGACCCTCCAATAACAATTCCATTAACTACCGTAACCGAAGTAAAGGAACCGGATACTCCCGCCACACCCCCTGTTCTGTAAGAACCCGAACAGTTCACATCCCCTGTTACATCACAAGCATACGAGGGAGCAGTTGTTCCGCCTATTCTTGTATTCCCTGCTAATGCGTTATCAACACCGTTGGCTTCATACAAGCCCCAACTTGTTAGTGTTCCCCCACTTCCAAAATCGGCGTTGCTGGTGGCGGCATTAATATAAATGCCGTAACTTATAATATCGCCACTGCCTCCATCTACTCCATCAACTGTATCAACACATAAACCGTAATTAAGTCCACCGACAGTAGAGTTATAAGTACCGTCCATAGCCCCCTTTAAGTAGCCCCCATAATTCTGGATATCTGCATTAAGGGATATTGTTTTTCCTGTCCAACCTAAAGTGGAGGATGCATGAGCACCATACGTAAAAAGAGAGTAAGCACCCTTAGAACCCTTTCCAACAAAATCTTCTTCATTACTGCACGTAAACTGCAATCCCATCGCAAGACCAATGTTATATGACCCGTCGTTTATTATCGCAGTATTACAGCCTCCAAAAAGACCTCTTTGTTGTGCAGCATCAGCAGTTAAAGTACCTGCGGTATTGTTTATAAAACTACCGGCTAACCCAAAACCACCGGCTGTAGCGTCATCAGCCTCAAAACAACTCAGTGATAAAAAACCACTTGTTAAACCAGCGGGAATGGTGTTGGCGGGTTCTGAAACAAGTTCGTAAACTCCTTTGGTCAATGGTGCAATAGCAGCTGTTTTATGTGAGAACTTTGCGCCAGCAGTAACAGCGTTAGTATGAGTAGCAATATAGCCTGTTGTTGTTAAGTTCTCATCGTCAAAGTCTATCGCACCACTTGACGCCGTTATTTTCAAATCACATGAGCCAACGGTTCCTATAGTTGGTACGTCCGAAACTGTAGTTAATGAGATATAGTCAGTTCCGTCATCGTTTGTCTTTATATAAAGATTACCTGTTGACCTAATAATGCCTTCATTTGTAGTTTTTTCGTGTGAGAGGCCAATATAATTACTTCCAGTGCCCTGCAACTTAAAAGTTACGGAAGACCCATGGTCCGACTCAACATGAAATATATTACCGCCTATTACTTTAATAATCGGAATGTTGGCGGATGTATAAAACTCTAAGTAATCGTCGTTGTCGCCAGAAGGTTTAAGCTGTATAGTATTGTCAGAGGAAATCACAGCGGGACTCCCACTGATAACCAGAGCGTTGACCTCAGCCGTGCCATGAACGTCTAATAAATTATCGGGAGACGATGTACCTATGCCTACCCTGTCATTGGCGGCATCCACGTACAACAGATTCATTTCGCTATCGCCGGAGATTAAGGTACGGAACGCATCCTGCTGTGCATTTAGCCAAACACCAGAGGCATCCAGCCTAATTAGGTCAGCGCCGCCACCTGAATAGAAGTCTATTACATCAGTAGTAAAAGCTATATAGTTATTTGTGTCGCCTGAATGCACTATATTGTCTGCTACGGTTAAGCTGCCGTTTACGTCTAAAGTAGAAGCAGGGTCCACTTTACCTATACCAACTTTATTATTACCAGAGTCTACAAATAGCATATACTCATTGCTATCGCTTTCTACTCGAAAATCCAAGCTCGCTATACCCTCATTATTAAAGATTGCCCCGCTTGTATTAAATCTGCCTAAGTCCCAACCACCGATTTCTATTTGTATGTTATCAGCCGAAAATTCAATCCAAGTATTGCCATCTCCTGTTGGTACTATTCTGCTATCTATACTAACTGTTCCAAATGTTACACTTGCTCCACTCGTAACATCTTGGTCAATAAAGCTATGGTCCGACCCGTCATTAGAGATGTGAGTGTAGGCTGCTATCCCTTGCGTAACTGTCAGTGTGTTGTTGTCAACTGTATTATCCTGTAGGGTTAAATCCTCTGCGGTAGTATCACTACCGGATAATACCTGACCTCCGGTACGTCCAACTAAGAGGGCATATTGAAGGTGTGTATCTTGGTCCAGATTAGTTAGCGTACCGTGATCTGTGGCTACAAAAGTCCCACCGGGCAAGTTGGATACCGCTCTAAGGTCTTGTGTCTCTACAAACGTAGGCGGTGAACCTGTACTCCGCAGTATAACGCGATACAGTATCTTCATTTCTTCAAACGGTAGTTCGCCAAACGATAAGGACTCGTAAGTATTGTTAGCCCTGGCGTTGGCAAGTGTAGTATCCTGTCTCTGGCCCATCAATGCAACTATAGGCTCACTTATATCATTGGTGGCGAATATCCACATAGCCATATAACGATTTGGGGTACAGTCCGCCAAGTCGTTACCATTGTTATATCGCAAGGCTGTGCCATTAAGTTTATAGTACACAGACGCACCGGCGTCCCATTCCCAAGCCGCCGAACCGTTCTTATATAATACATTGCATGTAGTCTGTTGTGTTGGTGCGTGCTCTATATCCTCATCGTGCCACTCGCCAGCTTCAATAGTTATGGTAGTGGCATCGAACGTGCCAGCTAATCCACCCTGATACCTTGACCCCACTGTCTCGTGCAGGTATTCGTGTGTGGCCCAATCCATTGCTATACCGTGGCGTTCTTCACCTGCCAATCCCTTATCAAACCCAACAGCAGTGTTCCAATACACTGTAGCCATTAGCGGTAAATCGAATCCAGGGAACGTAGTGCTACTCGACAAAGTTCCGGCCGCGTCATAATAAATCCAGTATAGATCGGTAGCATCGGCTATCTGAATTGAATCCGTGCCCTTGGTTGTCTTGATACCGTCAATATAAATATCGTGATCGCCGGTAATGGTAAGGGTGTGGGTTCCGTCATTCCAACTCAGAGAGGCTACACGGTCAACGAATCCGCTGGGTTCCGAGGTGTCTGTCCATAGTGCAGGTAGTCCAACCCCCCCTATTGTTGCCCCGGCCAAAGTCGGAAAGTCCGTCCAAAGCAGCAATCTCCCATCGTTGGTCAGGATTTTAAGGTTTTCCAACGGCGGTATCGGGTTATAGACTGGCGTTAAGAGCATTCCCTTGTTTTCCTTTTTAATCGCAACCTGAGCTAATCTGGGGCTTCTGGTGGCAAATTAGAGCCGTGAACATCATTTTGCCTTTCTGGGATTCCTTTTGCTTAATGCCACAGGGATAATGTCCTGAGTTGCAAGCCCTGATTTACGAAGTTCAAAAATCATATCGGACAGTTCCTTGCCCTCTAATCCGGTGATCTTCTTGACAACCATTTCAGTTTTAGCAGCGGTTTGGGAGACTGCAATAATTTCACTGATTGCATCGGCCCTTGCCTCATCGGGCAGGTCATTATATAGCGGATTGGTTATCACTATGTCAAGGGCATCTTTCGTTATCGAACCGGCCCGCTTCCACAGTTCCGTATTTTCCTGTTGTGATAAAATCTCAAACCCTGTTCTCGTACCCAAAAGCGAAGGGGAAACTTCCCATCCTTCGTCAAAGAGCCTTCTTAATTCGGTTATGACGGGAGATGAGATTTCCTTCGATGGCCTTGTCGGGTCTAACATCAACTCCAATGGATTTGCTGTCGGTTTTTTTTCTTCGCCAAGAACCGTTATTCGCGGTTCGAGAGTTTGCCTTGCGCCCGGTATCCTTGCCAGTATCTTTTCAGGGACAGTCTCGGCCCTGCGGTCTTTAACGTCCGTTGCCCTTGCAACATCAGAAATGATTGTCGGTATTATCGAAGATATTGTATTTCCCACAACAAAAGAAGCCGAGCGTTCAGGGTCGGCAAGTGCTCCTACGAATTGATTAACGCCCCGCATAAACGTCTGCTCTAAAAATGATTTTTGAGTACCAAAATATGCTTCTGACATGGCTTCCGTGGGACTGCCCGTTTCTTCAAAGGCCCTTTTGAAATGACCGCCGATAATCAATAAGTTACCGACCGGGCCGAATGCCTGAACCGTTCGCCACTTGCCATCTATAAAGACGGTGTTCGCCTGCCTGCCTTCAAGTTCTTGGAGTTTGCGTTCTTTTTCGTTCGCGGGCCTGTCTAATGTAATCAGTCCCTTGTCATATAGAGCAGCGCCTATAACCAAGACAGCCGTACCGGAGATACCCCTGCCTAATCCCTGCGAAAAGGCTCTCTGGTCAAACCTACCCTTGCCAATATTTTCAATGACTGTCTTTGCAATTCCAACAGGAGAGTAGTTTATAATCTGCATAGCAACGGCGGAAGGAGTGCGTGCAAATGGCAACACAACTTCGCCAAGTGGGAGTTTCTGTATTCCTCTCGCTACATCGCCAAGCTTGGTATTGTTGATAAACACCGCAGCTTCGGCATCTTTGGTGGCATTCTTCACCATCTTTTCGGTAGGATTTCGAACAAGGTTATCAATAAACTTTTGTGCCTTTGCGCCTTTAAGTCCCTGATTGATTGCCGCAACTTTGGCCTGTTCAAACATAGACATCAATTTGGTGGCATAATAAAATGGCTGGTCTCCTGCGCCCATAAGACGAAATACGGTTTCTGTATATGCCTGTAGCCCTTTAGCAAGATTGCCTTTACCCATATTGGTTTTTTTATAATCGAGCTTAACGCCGATGTCTCTTTCGCTGTAGCCGGTCTTAATATACTCAATCCCTTTATTAAAGCCTTCGATACCACCGCCCTTTATACCTTTGACGGTCGGTGTTACCGTTCTTTTGCCCGTGAATATCGAAGCGGTCTTATCGACAACGGTTGCGGGAATATCTTTTATCGTTTCCGTTCCAACATGAAAGAGGTTTGCGAATAAATTCAATCCGTGGGTCTTAATGCCTGACAGTAACCCGGCTTTCCAGATAGTGATGATCTTATCATATAATGGCGTTGGCACTAATTCCGCAACGTGCGTCTGCAACTTATTGAATCGAATGACCTTGGCTTTGCCGTCCGGCATATTTGCAATTTCTCTCATTTCCTTCAAAATATGTTCGGCCTGTTTTGCGGTTAGTTCCGGTATCTTTTTTCTCAGACCGCCAAGGCCACCGCGTTTTGTTTCAACCCTTTCGTTGAATTTCTGAATCTCCCTTGCTGCAAATCTAACCTGCCCTTCCGGTGTCAATCTGCCGAGGATAGAAGCCGCCTGAACGGTTCTGCCACTTTCAGTAAGCTTGCGTGCTGTATCATTGCCTATGACAGCCGCTCTTTCATAAAGCGCATCCGCCTCTACTTTTGTTTTGGCCTTTGCCGCTTGCTCACCGTAGTATTTTATGAGTTCGGAAGCGACTGCAACTGATACATCACTATTGCCTTTCAACGCCACCTTCTCAGCTTTTGATAAATTGTCTGTAATCAAGTTGCGGGCCTTGATGGCGAGAACGTCCGTACTTCTCGGAACGTATTGGCCCTGGATTTTCAGTTTAGGCAGGACTTCCTTGATGCTGGTTATGAATCCGCGTTCCCTGGCCTTCTTCAAGTTCGAGGCATCTATTTTTTCAGGCGGTCTCAGGTCGTTTTTTATTATCTCAGTCCTGGCTTTCAACTGCTCTATAGGTGTAAGCGGCTTCGATACGGCCTTGGCTTTTACCGCCTTCTTCTTTTTCGGTATCTCAAGTTCCGGTTTCGCACCCGGCCCACCTTGATAATAGCCTTCCTGTATTCGTTCAAACGCTTTTACATCGCCGTTATATCCTCTTTCAAGCAACTGCTCGTATGTCGGGATGTTCTTGCCCTGAACAAAATCGTTCAACTGTTTTATTGCTTTTTTGTTTCCTTCACCGGCTTGTTCGAGAAGTTCATCATACCTCTTGCCCTGCGTGTACCTTTTAACTTCCTCAGACAAATCAACCTTTTTGGTTTCTGTCGGCTTAAACTCCTTCTGTAATGTTTCTTTAGCCCTCAATCCTCTGGCTGCTGGGGTTTCTACATTGGTCAATAAATCTGATACCGCTTTTTCAATTTCGATATTGGGGCGGTTCTTCAACGCGGGGGCTTTATATTTGATAGACTGAATGAATGCTGTTTTGTTTTTATATTCGGCCCATCTTTGCTTGGTGAACCCCATGCCCTCGAACGCAAAAGGTATTCCCATGTTTATTAAAATATCGACCGTATCGCCACCGCCCAGGTAGGTTGTAGTGCCAAAAAATATGCTTCCCGCCGTACCCCTGCCGACAGCCGGTAAGATACCAGAGCCGGGTATCGCTTTCCCTATTCCCCCAAGGGTAAGCTGCATAGCGGCGCCTCCGCCCGGCTTGCCGCCGTTGGCAACATTGACCATCTCCCATACAAGAAATTCCGGCATTGTTGGAGACAACCTTCTCAGTAGTGCTATTTGCGCCACAAACCCGAATATACCGGCACCGGCATCAATTACTTTATCCTTGACCCCTTCCGGTTCAGGTACATAAGCTGAAATATCGTTGGCTTGAAAATGCTTCGCTTCGGCAAGCTGATACATTTCTCTGGATTTCTTTAGGCTTTCGGCTGTTGGTTTCTCAAGTGGCTTCAAGGCCAGTTTTCCAGCCTCGTAATCCTCGCGTATCTTAATGGCCCAATCAGGCCTGTCCACACCAAAAATGCTGCCAAAACTTCCTTTTTTGAAAGGCTTGGTGTACTCATCAATATCCCTGACAGTTACCGGCAATCCGGCTGCCACTCTACCTCTGAATTCTTCTTTAAGCAGTCCCAAGTGTGCCAGGTCGGTGCCAAGTTTGCCAAATTCAGACTTGGTTCTTATTGCGTTTATCGTATTTGCGACAGTGCTGTTATAGAGTTGCTTTATAAAACGACCGGCGCCAGACGGCTTTTCGGGGTTGTCAAGATGGTTCAGGCCATAATATACCTGTTCTGATTCTCTGAGTGGAGTTTGGGTCTCTAACGAAAAATCATAAATTTGTCCTGAATCCGCTTTGATTTCATCGGGCGTTCGTTCTGTTGCTGAAATAAGGGCGTCGGTGTTATCGCCGAATGGCGATCCTTGCTCGAGCGCATCGAGTTCTTCCGTGGAATAGGAGCGGGCAGTTTGGTTTTGTTCTAATAAATCGAGTTCATCTGTCGTCAAAGAGGCCATTTAATCGTTCCATTTTACGCCATCAAAAGTGTATGTAATTCCATTGATTGTTCTTACATCACCTTCTTTATATTCAGCCACACTTCTTGTCGGTTGCTTTGCGAGCGCCTTCATGGTTTCAAGGGAAGTGTTCCAGTATCTCATTTTTTCATCTAATGAATACTCATAAAATTCTTTACGGGACGCCTTTGGATTGTCCGCCACCCATTCCCTTAGCCCCTGTTCGTACAGGCTCAGGTAGTGCATACGAAATTTTGCATCTTCAACGTCATCGCCGGACAGACCTGCGAGATTTACGCCGGTCAGATTCCCAAGAGCATCAAACTGCATAAGGCCTGAATACTGTCCAAGTATCACGTTTGCGGCATCACGCGAAAATCTTCTTATATCTTCGGCCTGGGCTTGTTTCAGTTGCGTATCGGCAGCCGAAACTATGCTTGCGTACTGTTCGTCGTTTATGCCGTTTGCATCTGCAAGCGAAGCCCTTGTTCTGTTGTCGAGTTCTTCCCTCGTTAATGTCCCTCTCCATACATCCATTGCGTTGCTTTTTAGTCCTGTAGCCTGTATGACATTCCCGGCCTTATCAGCCGGTCTCATCGCTATCTTTATCCACGATTCATAATCGTTGTCTTTGAGAACATCACGCCTTATCTGAATTTCCGGTATGGTCAAATCCTTACTTGCCAACAGGTCGGTTAGCTGTTTGTTTGCTTCGCTCGCGGCCTCTTTTACCTGAACCCTTGCTTCGCTGGCTATTTTGTTTCGGTATACTTTTTGTTCGGTGGTCGGATCGGTTAGTTCGTTTAATTTAGTATCCGCAGCGACATAGTTTCCATCCAGAGCCATCGAGTACGCCTGTGCAAGAACGCTGTCGTTTGGCAGGCTCGATAATCTACTCGCATATTCCGGCTCTGAAATATTTTGGGTTAATAATTGAAAATCAAGAATTTCCTTTGCACCCCCGTTATCACCTTTCGAAAGACGGGCGTTATATTCAAAATTAAATTTAGCACTTGCGTTTTTTTGTTGTACGGCCAAATGCTTTTTGTTAAAACTATCCTGCCAGTTCGGCATTACGTTGTTGACGTGTCGCTGTAAGCCTGCTGTTACGTTCGGCTTTTTTGACTGCAATGTGCCAAGGTCTGTTTGGAAGTTCTCCCACAATTTCGCATCATCTTCATCATCCCCTGTTACCGAGTTGAAGGCGGCAAAACCTCTTTCGTCAACCTGTCGTTTCAGTTCGGAGAATTCGGCGGCTGATTCCTGTTTGTAGATGTTGTCTGCGATGCCCTCTAAAGCCCCGCCTAATTGCATCAACCCTCTTGATATTTCTTCCTGGCCCGTCGATACGTCCAGAGATGCGCGGGGTTGTCTGACAACCCCCGGCGTTGTCTCGGTAAATTGGATTTCAGGAAATTTAGCAGCCATTACAAAAACCCTTTCTCTTTTCCTGTTTGGAATCCGGTAAGTAGCGTTGAACCCGCACCTATAAATTTGCCTGTTCTTTTAGCCTTACCTTTCTGCCTTGAAAGTTTACCCTGTGCTATATCGAGTTTGGCCTGTGTTTCCGCCGCCGTCGCTTCCTCTCGCCCGGTGAAGCCTATGTTCAGGTTCTCAAGTTCGGATTCGCTGGCCTGTTTAGCTTGAAGCAACAGTGGAGACCCTGCGGTCGTTACGGCCCCGGCTTCGCCTAACCCGGCCTCAAGGGTACTTTGTCGCCGTTCAGCGGCTTCGGCCTGCTTGCGTTGTGCCACAGCCGTTCTCTGCTCAATCGCCTTAGATTCATTCCTCTGTACCTGAGCGTTGTAATTTGCGATGTTCTGTCGAGACTTACCCTCTACCGCCGCATCCTGACCGGCCTTAATCTGGCCGGCTGCCACCGCTGCCAATGCAAGAACTTCAAGTCCCATGATATTATTCCTTAAAGAGTTTCGCGTATATATGAGCGTCTTTTTTATCTTCGGTGTATTGTCGCATTGTTCCTTCCCGTTTAAGGCCCGCGACTTCTATCAGTTTGATGGCCTTCCTGAAATCCGTTCTGATCGTCGTTTGGAATCGGTGCAATTTCAATTCAGCGGCGGCGATGTCAATGAACCTGGTTAGGAACATAGCCACAGCCACCTTGTAAATTTTGGCGTGTTCACTCAGAGCATACCATCCCTCACCAGTGCCCGGCCAAAATTCAACAACGCCTCCAACGCCCAGAATTTGATTATTTATCAATCCCGTTTTGGCCCATCCGGCAATATGCACATCGTCAAAATGTTTCGTTACTTCCGGGTTTATGGGGAACATGCGAACATAAGCCAAATCCTCTTCTGTTGCATCACGAAGCTCAATTAGTTCAGAACAAGATTCCATATTATCTTCCCGTTACATCCATTCGCGGCACTATCGCCCTGACCGTACATGGCATCGGGCCTTCGCTCGTAATGATTATCGGATTCAAAGGGTCGAATCCGCCAGGCATACTCACAACAACTTCGCCGGTGAACAGCCCTGTTATTTCACTGCTGTTTGTCCACCGAATATCGCTAAAGTCTATCGAGTGTAAGTCGTTTTCATTCGAGCCGTACTTTGCGGCGCCGGTATCTAAGAACGAAACAACTAATTCATTGACGCGGGTGATACTTCCCATACTTGACCCGTCCTGCCCGCCTAAAACGATACGCATCGGTTGAAGAATACTGTTTTTAATCAATCCTACCTGTGCTAATTCCACCGCTGTTGATATTGTTACCTCGCCGCTCGCATCGACAACTGCTGTCGGCGTATATGCCACGCCGTCGCCCAACACAGTTACGACTTCGCCTATCAAGTGAGTAAGCCCCGCTATGGTTGCAGAGGCGGGACTGTTTTCAACCGTTATGCCGGAATCGACAAAGAAGGCGTTCTCTATCGTTGTTAAAATCCTTGAAGCTAATTGCTCGATATAAATCGTGTCTGCGCCGTTAATCGTGCGTTTGACGGAAATCGTTATCGTATCTTCATCGGAAGCTGGTGAAACACATACCGATTGAACCTCTACGCTTGTCCCGCCGATAGGTTGCTCCGACCATGCAACAACGTCCTGTTCGCGGTCAATAACCATAGCTAATAAATAGCCGCCTTCAAGCGTGGCCCACAAGATCGAGTCAGGGTTCTTCTGGTATGCGATTGAAGTGATACCGCCCACTGTGATATTCTCGGCTAATGAAGTCAAGTCAGGAGAAACATATCTTCTGTCTGCATCGCTAAAAGTCATCTCCCTTATTTTACGGCCTACAAAATCAACGAACAGAATAGACTCGTTTACTTTGACAGGCTGGATAGCCTTGCTACCATAATTTGATTGTTCCTTAACAGACCAGTTTGAAGGCGTTAAAGGTGTTTCGACTTCATTAGAACTGATCTTCCATTCGCCACCAGTTGTTCCGAAAACAATGTCATTCAAAGATTTTACCCATACAATCGTATCGGTTGTGGGAATAGACAATGAAAACGAATCGGCATCATTGACACCTTCCTCGTAGTTATCGTAGTCGTTTACGTTACTAAGCCAAACTCTTTGTTCTGTTGCCATAATTTAATCCGGTAATATTTGCGATACTATTGGAGATTCACCTGCATAAACACACCTGTTGCCGCGAGAGAAAGTTACCGAAGCCGGATAACCTCTTAACGGAGACCACGCCCCTTCGGCCCATCGCCTTGTCGCTATTGTGCTTGCCGGTAACTTTATGATTTCAACCGTAACATTGTTCTCATCGGTAACAGCTACAACTTTAACAATGCCTTCCTGGATAGGATTATCGACAGTCAAGGTAGCACCAAAGCCCGTTGACATACCAGCATCGGCATTGAGGCGATAAAATACATTATCATCTTTTTCTGTAAAAGCCAAACTATCATTTCTTGCACCGGAAGTAAGCCCTTCGAACGGCCTGAATTCTTCCCAGCCGGAACTATTCTGGTTTCTTTGGACTCGCCAGGTACCTTTCCATGTACCTGTGCTTACGAAACGCGCCGTCCCTTTTACTTCTATGGCCTTAGATGTTCCTGCGCCTGAAAGTGAAAGTTTCTTTAATAATCTTGGATGAACCAATTTGAACAACGCCCCGACGTGATCGGCGTCATCAAAAATCGCTCCGGTCGAAACCAACGTATCTGTTGCTCCGACAACAAGAATCTTGCCGTCGTCTGTGCCATTGTCAATGACCTCGTTTACATAAATCGTAACGGTTGGGGCACCGTAGGTAGTGGCTTCGGTTGCATGGACAGTGAAGTTAGCGTCATTGCCTGTCGAACCATACACAGCAAAAGGTTTGTTTGGTGGAAATAACGCCGATATATCTGTAGCACTTGTAATCGTGAATTTCCCCACACCCGCCGCCCCAGCCGTTGCAGTTGCTATTGTCAGACCGGAGATAGACATTTTGGCTGTGTCCTGAACGTCTGGGTCGATAAAGTCATTTCTTAAAAGGAACGGCCCCTTATTGAACTCTATAACATCAAGCGAAAACTCTGTGGCCGATACTCTGGATAATTTTCTCTGAGCATACGATGGATGCGTGATCCACATAACATCGCCGACCTGCTCGACATGGAGTGAAAACAAGTCCGCTTGCAAATATGGCGCTACGACTTCGACATGACTACCATTGTCCATGAGGGCTTCGCCGTTGAAGAAAAATCTAATATACGAACCTCCGAACTCACACTCGTAAGCGATTGATGAAGAAAATATGAATGGTATCATTCTTACCATGAGTTCGTCTCCCAAAAGCCAATAAGTTTCCCAATCTACACCTGTTATGGGAATCGTATCATCAGTTTCCACATGCTCTAATATGCTAACATATTCATTTTCATCCGTTCCAACAATAGTAACACCTACGCCGTAAACAGTATCAAATATCGGGTAAATATCATCCTCTATAATATACCAGACAGGCGTTAAAAAATCCCAATCGTCAAAAGTCAGTTCCTGTTTCATTTCGGCGGTTATTTTGGGTATGCCTTTTCCGGTATCACTCTGGCCCGATGTAGTGGTGTCATAGTAACAGTCAGAGATTGTACTTCCAATATTTCGACCAGCAAAACCCCCCAAGAAAGTACCGACAGAAACCGCCCCAGTTGAATATGAATTAGTTATTGAAGTTAAGAAAGCAGTGCCTACAAAGCCCCCCGTTCTTCCGTTAGTGTTATTTCCAATAACATCGCCAGTAGCATAGCAATTATTTATAACGCCAGAGCCATAGCCAAGAAAGCCCCCAACAAAAGATTGTGTGTCTGTGGCAGAAACGTTTCCCGTCGCATAAGATGTTTCTATTGTTCCGGTGTCAATCTGGCCTACAAAGCCTCCCACTCTATGAAAATTACCCGAACTTGTTACTGCTACCTCACTTGAACATCCTTGTACGGTTGTGGTTGATGTTATATAGCCCACAAAACCACCGATCTGATGACCCCCATCTATGGTCCCGGTAACACTACAGTTTATAACCGTACCACCGGCAATCTTACCCGCAAAACCACCACTACGAGCATTGGCAGTTATATCAACATCCACTATCTTTAAGTCATGTACATATCCACCAGAAGATATAACATCAAAGACCCCTTGATCGCTCGATGCGGTATCTATTGTAATGTTCGATACGGTAAAATCTCTACCATCTACCTCTCCCGTAAAAAGACCGTCCCCAGAGTTTCCTATCGGCGTGTAACTTTCTCCAACCATATCAATATCGTTGATCAGATAATAACTCGCGGAAGGATTATCTTTTATCGCCTGAAACTCCGCCGGTGTGCTTACAGGTATTGCTGCGCTTGTTGTGAATTTCCAAATGTCCCCCGTGGTAGTGCCAAAAGCATTTCTCGCATCCACCCTCCAATAATAATCAGTGTCAATAGCAAGGTCGGCTGGCGGGGTAAAGATAAAAACATCCTCATCATCCACAACTTTGACTGTCGGGGGGTTTGCATCCTCAAAATAAACATCAAAAGAATCTGTGTGAGTATCGCCAGCAAGCCATCTTACTGGATTCTCTATCGGTTGGCCTGTTGCCTCATCTACAGGCGTTGGAGATATAGCCTTCAAAGGTTCGGGTTCAAAGCCGTAAACCCTGAACCCAAGGTCTTTATCGTCTGGAACTGAATTTCCAAAACCATCATCGTATGAATCCCAAGTGTCCCCCGAATCCAAAGAACGATAAGCCACGCCAGCATAAATTCCTCCTGAGTCCAAAAGCACCCTGGCCCCATGAGAAGCCTCCAATGATTTGTTCGTTCGCAACACAATGCAATACTTCGTTCCGGTAGTTAGAAAAATAGCCTCAGAACCCGTTCCGAAATTAAATCGAGAATAACCATCTGTCCCATCCCCTACGTCGGCAAAATTCAATGTCGCTGTTTTCAGTATTGAACCTGTTGGTTTACTGTTACCATCAGCGGCGTATATATCACAATGAATATAATTAGTAAAACCTTCTCCTGGGGAACTGGAAAGCCTCAATGAACATTCTATATAGTCCACTCTGAAAGAAGATGTCGTAGTGAAAGATTGTGAAAAATATAATATTTCAGTTATAAGGGCTTCCCTGCCTTCTGAAGCAGCTTCGAAGAAACTTAACTCAGACAAATCAAATACGTTACTATTTCTTAATGTAGAGGCCATTAACTCACCAAATATCAGACATCGTACACTTTGCTCTTATGGATAAATTTTGTACCCGACCTTCTTTCGGCAGTTCCGTATATCCGGGGGATATAGCCCGCTAATTGCAGACAGCCTGCATCTTGCTTTTCCACATCATCCCTGTTGAATATTTGCGGTGTCAATAAACCTGCGTTAGATTTTACAATAGGTACGTTTGGCATTATAAATTCCTCAAAACAGTTTCTTCTTTCGCAGGTTCGGTATCGTCCACATGAACAACTATCATTTGCTGTGCCACTTTAATAGCTTCAACATCATCGACAATGCCCGAAAGTTCGCCGCTTGATACTGTAAACTCACCGGAACCGACAGGCTGACCTTTTGAAGTTACCGTATCATTTACCGTACTATCCAAATCCGCAACCCAATCTTCATCACTAAAAACCCTTTCGAGTTCCCACAGCACGGGTACTTCGGTCTCAAGATATACAACTACAGCATCTTCCCATGTAACAGTTTCGAGTCTGTGAACCTGAACCACATCGCCATCTACGAGATCGGTTAAAGGTGTAGCCCTGTAATATCCTACATCACGGACTTCCGGCAACGGCTGGTCAGGAATTCCCCGCCCCACGCCGGATGGTTGGTAGGCGGTAAATACCAGGTCGAAGCCTGAGTGCCATGTAAATTTAACTTCATAATCCATCTTGGCTAATAAAGAAATCCGAACAGATACAAGGTATTTCCAGCGGCGCCACTTTGGCTTGCTACGGTAGCTTCTATCACGGTAGCGGCTGCATAGGATTTGCTCTTTAACGGCGTTGTATTCGGAATCGGTTTGACAATCACAGCGTCATACTGCGCATCCAGATTCGATAATATGTTAGACGCCAAAAAGTCGGTAGTGGCCCCGTTTTGCCCTATTGTTATTGTTGTCGTAGCGCCTGCATCATCAGCAGCCACTATAACAGCATGGCTCAACACACATCTTTTCCCCGCTGGCACCGTGTATAAAGTCGTATCTGCATCAGCAGCCAACGATATGGTTGTTGTGCTTAATAACGCCACAGCCTTTTCTTTTAAGTCCACACTCACTTTAGTCTCCTTTTTTTTGTAGTTACCCTAATGTCGTTTTCTTGCCGGTTCGAGGCGACAAAGCGCCCGTTAATAGCGTTTTACGGAAACCGCCCGCCCTTCTTGCCCTTTTGATAGCAGTCTCACCGGCTTGCGGCGCTTCGCCCGGTATCGCGGCGGGTGGCGGGGGTGGCGGCGGTTTTACTGCTTTTGGTTTACCCATTATATGTTTCTCCTGTATTTAATTTCCATATCTTGCTAAGTCCCAATCGTCTCGGCCTGATACGTTTGTTTGCTGGGCCGCTACAAGCCTTGCCCGTGTCATAACAGCCCTCAAATCCTCTTTAATGTCGGCTTTCATTGGGTTTGTTTTCGTGCCGGCAAGTGGCGGGGTGAGTTTAAGTGCCGTTCTTAGAATCAGGACTTCCGTAAATAACGGCTTGAAATCATCGGGGTCTGTAACCAGCTTGACATACTTGACATGAAGGGTATCGTAATTGGTCAATATTCGTTGACCTTCCATTTCCCACCTGCACTCGGGACGTTCCGTGCCATCATCTTCCCAAACGCTTTTCAGGCGAAGGAAGTCGTTAGGAAGTTGATATTGATGTGTCCATTCAAAATCAGGAGTGATCCCGGTAACAGTAGGAAAGCCGGTACCGCAGACGGTTTGGTCGTCTGAATCATCGTACCAAACAACTTCATCCTCTCCATAAACTACTTCGACACCTTCCCACGTTACGGCAAAGATAGTGGCGTTGGTGATTGTCTCCCCGTCTGTGAAGTCTCCTGAAATATGAATTATCTCATATTCCGTTCCCGAAGTTACAGTCAGGATTTCGGCGGTTGTGCCCGAGGATATTCCGGTGATTGTATCCCCGACAACCCAATTATCCGGCCCAGGCTCGGCGTCTAATAATATTGTGCTTATCTTGCCGAGTTCTTCCCGGTCGGTGGCAAACGGCCATTCATAAGATTCGAGCAAAGAATTGCGGGTCTGTTCGTAATGGCGGATAGCTGTAAGAGCCGGAAGTGTCGTCTGATCTGCGAAGGCTATCTGGCCTAAGCTAACTCTATCGTTCGCCTGGTTTACGATGACTAATTCGGCTTCTGTCAGACTCATGGTGTACCCCGTTTAATCTTAAGGCAATAAGTCCTGGCAGCTTTTACCGTGTGCCTCTATCCACATTGTTCCGCTGGCGGAGCTATCTATTGCAATGGAAAGGTTGGCAGTGCATTTTATACCCATTCCACGCGGGGCTTCCCAAGACCAATATCCGGTATTCGCATCAAGAGGTATCGGGCCAAAGTGAACGGTCGTAACATCGTCTCCTGTCTCACCTGAACCGATTTCAATGTCCATTGCGGCATCGGTGCGGATTACAAGTTTTGTTATATAATGCGAATATCCTGATTCAGCCGCCAAGATTTCTTCGCCGTTGTTTACACCTGCCGATTGCAGAGAACGATAAAAGTCCTTGCCCGCCGTTGGAATTGTTTTCATGTTATACGTATTTGCAACAATAGGCATAATTTGGCTCCTTTAATCAATAAGATTTCCGTTCTCATCCCGTTGCCAGAGATTTAATTTTACTTCGCCGAACGCAACGGACGTTTGAATCTTAGTAGCGCGAAGCGGTTCGCCAGAGCGGGAACAATATCCCGCCCTGGCTGCACGCTTATTCGATTCATCAATCAAATCACTTCGACTGACATTTACAGGAACA